CTTGATGCTAAGGAGAAAGGTTTTGAGATCTGGTGTGATCCTCGCATTCGTGTTGGTCACGAAAAGACTCGGGTTATCTGATATAATAGACTACAGGGGGATTATCAGGTCCCCCACCTCGTTTCTCGTATTAAACTAAAGTATTATGGCAATGATGAAAGGGGGTAGTTATATCCCCGGCAAACCGAAAAAAACTCGTCAAGGTTCTGGAAAGAACTCCTATGCACCCGCAACGTCTCGCAATAAGGCAAAGAAACCATATCGGGGGCAAGGTCGTTAAATAGAAGCAGTTACATTAATACATAATGTCTGCTTTAATTTGTAACCTCCCCTCGGTAGAGGTATGGGTAAGAAAAGAATATCTAACTGATCATCAATCTGGTCATGGTGAATTTGTAAAAGGCGTCTGGGTATCGTGTAAATCGATTCCTGGGCGCACTTTTTATTTTGAGACGTATTTACCGGAATATGCAGCAATGTATGACAAACTACCTATTAGTGCGTTTGTGTCTGCTCCAGAGGTTCCTAGCCCCGATATGGACCTTCCTAACCTGCAGTTCTGGAACTGTATGGACTATGGTGTTGTAGCAGTTACGAAGCAGTTTATCGGTAGTATGGACTATGAACTGTATACAAGAGACTTTGGTATTCAGAAAGGCACTTACATCTGCACTATAGACAATTATCACCAAGATCCTGAGGTAGTTGACTATGCTACAAGTGAAAATCCTGCAGAACACAAGTCACATAACCTAATTGAACTTGAAAATGGACAGTATGCACTGTATCCTAACAATAGAATGCGAATCTATGACAATAGTTTGACACCTGTTGAACCAAAAATGCCTGATTTTAAGGTTTCGACGCAATATTATCAAGTTGAAAACGGTTTTGAACGTCTTGGAATGGGTCGTGAAGACGAATATTTCTGGAAAACGTCAAAAGAACGCAAAATTGAGGAAGAAAAAGCAGAAGATATGTACAAATCGCAAGAGGGTCGTCCTCTTGACACCCAATAAATACGAAAAAAGGGGAAAAATGGCAACTGAACACGATTTTTTGGACAATTTGGGCAATCATCAGCACCAAAAAATGCTTCGTGAGATCTCAAATGATGATTTGACGCCTAAAAAGAGAGATTTCATTGATGAAAATGAATTTTTTGAAAATGAGAGCAATCCAGAACCACTTTATGAGTAAAGAATCACAAAATACCTTGATAAATAAGTTATAATTGCTGTAATTTTGTGCCTTTAGAGCGCGTTAGTCAAGGTTTTAAAGACGTTAGTATGACTTTTCAGAAACATCCTCTGACAAGTGATATATTAGCGCTTAAAAATGAGTCCGCAATTGCTCGATCAGTGAGAAATATTGTTTTTACAGTCCCTGGTGAGAAATTTTTTGATGAAGACTTTGGTTCTAGGATCAGTCAGTCACTTTTTGAGAATATAAATGATATTTCTGCCAATATTATAAGGAACGAAATTAAAAGTTCACTCAAACTTTATGAACCAAGGGTTAATGTGAGAGAAGTTGAAGTAAAACCCAACTTTGATCAGAATGAGTTTAATGTAACAATCATTTATGAAATTATTGGAGCAGACGTTCCTGCACAAGAATTACAATTCGTCCTGGAATCAACAAGGTAAAAAATGCCATTAGCTAATTTTACTAATCTGGACTTTAACCAGGTTAAAACAACACTCAGAGAATATTTAAAGGAAAACTCCAATTTTACGGATTATGATTTTGAGGGTTCTAACCTTTCAACGATACTTGATGTTCTGGCATATAACACCTATATTACTTCATACAACGCAAACATGGTTGCGAATGAAGTATTCATTGATAGTGCGACATTAAGAGAAAATGTCGTTTCATTAGCAAGAAATATTGGATATTTACCAAAATCAAGAAAAGCAGCAACTGGAGTAATTACGTTTTTCGTAAATACTGATAATGTTAGTCCAACTCCAGCAACTCTAACCCTTAAAAAAGGTCCTGTAGCAACTTCACAAGGTGGATTTGGTAATTCTTCGTTTGTATTTTCTATTTTAGAAGATATAACTGTCCCAGTAAATGATGGAATTGCAGAATTTAACAATATTACAATTTATGAGGGCAATCTATTAACCTCTAACTTTACTTATAGTGCAAGAAATCCAAATAATAAGTTTATTTTAGATAATATTGGAATTGACTCTGAATTATTGACTGTAAGAGTTAAACCAAATGAGCAATCATCTAGAAGTGTAAAATATAGTCGTCAAGATAGTTTATTTGAAGTAAAACCAGATTCTACTGTTTATTATCTGCAAGAGGCAGATGATGAAAGATATGAAGTGATATTTGGTGATGGTCTTTTTGGAAGAAAACTCGAAGATAACAATTATGTGACTGTAGATTACATTGCATCAAGTGGTGAATCTGCAAACGGGGTCGGTCAATTTGCTTTTGCTGGAAGATTAGTCTTTTCAAGAAATAATGTAGAGTATGTCGTTACTTCTGGTATTTCTGCAGTAACAACTGGACTCAGTGCTAGAGGTGGAGAGGCAATTGAAGGTGTAGAGTCAATTAAGAAGTTTGCACCAAGAATTTATGCTTCTCAAAACAGAGCATTGACTGCAAACGATTATGAATCTTTGATTCCAACTCAAATTTATCCAGAAACTGAATCTATATCTGTTTTTGGTGGTGAAGAGTTAGTTCCTCCACAATATGGAAAAGTTTTTATCAGTATTAAACCAAGATTTGGTGATTTTATTCCAAATCTTATCAAAGAAAATATTAAGAAGAAACTTAAGAAGTATTCTGTAGCAGGAATTGTTCCAGAATTACTTGATCTTAAGTATTTGTATGTTGAAGTTAATAGTAAAGTTTATTATAACTCAAACTTAGCACCTTCATCAACTTTTGTTTCCAGTGTTGTTCAAAATAATGTTAATAGATATGCAGAATCAACAGAATTAAATAAGTATGGTGCTCGACTTAAATATAGTAAACTTCTCAAGTTAATTGATGATGGCCATGATTCAATAACCTCAAATATTACTACAATTGCAATTAGAAGAGATTTAAGAGTAACCCTAGATACATTTGTAGAATATCAAATAGGATTTGGAAATCAATTCCATATTAAGTCAATGAGTGGTTATAATATAAAGTCAAGTGGATTTACTGTTGCTGGAATACAAGAAGTTGTATATGTTTCAGATATTCCTGATACAAATAGAAGAACTGGAACTCTCTTCTTCTTTACTCTGCCAACTCCAGGATCAGAATCTCCAAGTATAGTAAGAAGAAACGTTGGATTTATTAATTATGATAGTGGAGTCATAACGATAAATCCTGTTAACATTACAGGGGCAAAAACAAAAGATGGACAACCAATTTTAGAACTTTCTGCAATACCCCATTCAAATGATGTTATCGGATTACAGGATCTTTATTTGCAACTAGATACTAGTAGCAGTCTGTTTGAACCTGTTCTTGACGATGTTTCTTCTGGATTAGATCCCTCTTCTTCTACGTACATTGTGTCTTCTAGTTACTCAAATGGTAATTTAGTCCGTTCTGGTGGACCTGACACAGCAATCGTGACCAGGGCATCTGGATCTAGAGTTACAACGTCTTCAGGAACCACTGGAGGATCAACTGTTTCTACTAGTGGAGCATCAACAGGTTCTTCTGGCGGGTCCTCCGCTGGATATGGATATTAATACTAAAAACAACTAACGAAGATAAAATCATAAAATGTCAGAAACTAGAGTACAGTTTAACACTATCGTATCTAATCAACTTCCTGCTTATGTAAGGGAGGATTATCCACTAATTTCTGAACTTTTAAAACAGTATTATCTTGGACAAGAATACCAAGGTGGTCCAGTTGATTTAATTCAAAATATTGACAGATATATCAAATTAGACAACACTACAAATTTATCTGAGTCTGTTGTTCTAAATGGCAATCTTGATTTTGATGCAACAACAATTAATGTAGATCCAGGAGAATCTCCAACAGGAACCAGAGGGTTTCCTGATTCCTATGGTCTCTTAAAAATTGATGATGAAGTAATAACTTATACCGGAAAAACTGATTTCTCTTTCACAGGGTGTGTAAGAGGTTTTGTTGGAATAACTTCTTATAGAAGTGAGTTAAACAAAGAAGAAGTAGTATTCAGTGAAAGTGACTCTGATGATCATCTTGATCAAGCAGTCATAACAAATTTAAGTTGTTTATTTTTAAAAGAATTTTTAACAAAAGCAAAGCATCAATTTTTACCTGGTTTAGAGGGAAAAAATCTCAACTCTGAACTGAATCAAAATATATTTGTAAAACAATCTAAAGATTTTTATAGAAGTAAAGGAACTGATTTTTCTTTTGAAATTCTCTTTAGAGCATTATATAATGAAGATGTAAGGGTTGTAAAACCAAGAGATTTTCTAATCTCACCATCGAACGCTCAATATAGGATTGTTAATAGTTTAGTAGTAGAACCTATTGAAGGGGATCCAGAAAATTTAGAGAACGCAACTTTATATCAGAATGAATATAAGTTTGGTGGAATAGACAAAGCTTATGCACCTATTACTAGTGTTGAAAAGATAGAAGTTGGATATGGAAAAACTTTCTACAAACTCAACATTGATGGTGGATATAATCGTGATGCCTCTGTGCAAGGAGCAGTATATGGAGCATTTACTGTAGAACCATCCACAAGAATAATAGGAAAAGTATCTTCAGGTTCTACAGTTCTTGATGTTGATTCAACTGTTGGATTTGGATCTACAGGAGAGTTATATTTCCGTTATCCAGATAATAGTGTAGGTGTATCTTCATATACTTCTAAATCATTGACTCAGTTTTATGGTGTCACTGATATTGATGATGAAATTGCAGATGCAACTATCGTTGGTGTTAATACATTTGCATATGGAAGATCAAAGTTAGATCAAGATGAAATTATTGAAGTAAGAGTTAGTTCTGTTTTAAATTCTTTCAACATTCCATCCAATACTAATAATCTCTTAGAAGGTGGAAAAGTTAATGTAACTAATCTTGGAATTTCTGAAAATAATCTCAAAACAAGTAAATGGTTTTATAACGTTTCGCCAACTTATAAAGTTAAAAGTCTTGAATTAATAGATTCGTCAAATAGCACATATAAAGTAACTTTAAATGTGCCTAATCAATTTAGATCTGGTGATAGTGTAGAAATTATTTTAAACAACACAAAAAAAGAAACAAAAATTATATCTGTAAGTTCTGAGACTTCTTTTAATATAAGAGGTCAAGGTGTTTTAAATTTAGATGCAACATATACGATCCAAAGAAAAATTCAAAAGGTTTCCTCTGGAACTTATCCATTAGCACAAGTATATTCTACCGATATTGATAATGTTTATAAGAATGAATCTGGAGATTACTTAATTTCTTCACCATCAATACCACATTATGATTCACAACCATTAAATCCTGCTTCTAGAGAGTTTAAATTTTCTGGCACTTTCCTTGGAGATGAGTTTGAAATTTCTCCTGGAGTAGAACATGGTTTCTATACTGGTGATGCAATTTACTATGAAGCACAGACAACAGATAAAACCACTATCATTAATGAAAATGGAGATACAGTCACTGAAAAAGTTAGAGATACTGCATTATTTGATGATGGTCTTTATTTTGTAAAAAGAGTCAGTGGTTCTACGGTTAAATTTGCAAAAAGTAGAAATGATATTTTCAATTCTAAATTTATTTCTTTAGATAATTCAACAACCGTAGCTAATAGTGCTATTAGACCTTTTGAGTTTAATGGAAAAACACTAGAACCACAGAAAATTTTAAGAAAAATATCAGAACCCACTAATGATGGAACTTTAACAAAAACGGAACCAGGATCAACTGGAATCTTTGTGAATGGTGTTGAACTTTTAAATTATAAAGGAAAAGATATCATAAAATATGGAAAAATTGAAACAATAGATATTTTATCAGAAGGAGCAAATGTTGATGTAATAAATCCTCCTAATTTAATTATTTCAGATTCTGTTGGAACTGGAGCTACTGGATATGCTGCTGTCTCTGGAGGTCTTAGAGAAGTAAGAGTCATAGATCCTGGATTTGATTACTTAAACACACCAACTGTTAAACTTGATGGTGGTAATGGTTCTGGTGCCATTGCTCAAGTTAGTATGAAACAAATTGATCATGAAGTTGAGTTCTTTGCGGATTTGTCCTCTGCAGGAGTAACAACTGGCACTTCATCATCTCAATCTACAATTGGATTTTCTACATATCACAAATTTAGAAATGCTGAACAAGTAATTTATAAAACAAAAAATCAGAGTGCAGTTGCTGGAATAGTTACAGACTCTGTATATTTTGTATCTACCGTCGATAACAGCACTGTAAAATTGCATCCCACTCAAGCAGATGCTATAGCAGGTATTAACACGGTATATTTAACTGACCATGGTGTTGGTAAGCATTCTTTACAGTCGGTAAATAAAAAATCTATAGTTAGTGCAATTAATGTTGTCACTGGTGGTTCTGGTTACGAAAATAAAAAGAGAACTGCACAAGTTACCGGAATTAACACGGCTTCTAATTTAATTACAATTGTAGATCATGATTATAAAACTGGGGAAAAAGTAAAGTATACTTGCACTGGAACACCAATCTCAGGATTATCTGTAGATACTGAGTATTTTGTAACCACAGTCGATAAGGACTCCTTCCACCTTTCTCAAGTAGGAGTTTCATCTGATAGAGAATTTTATACTAGAACAAAACAATATGTTAACATGACTTCTGTGGGTGTAGGAACCCATGTCTTTAACTATCCAGATATTACACTTACTCTATCTGGCAATGTAGGAATTTCTTCCATTGGAACAGAAACATTTAAAGGATCTTTTCAACCAATCGTAAGAGGAACAGTAACTTCAGTACACTTAGAGAATGGTGGTGTTGGATATGGATCTTCTGAAATTATAAACTTAGATAGACAACCAACTGTTGAACTTCAGTCAGGAACCGATTGTCAATTAACTCCAATCGTTGTTAATGGTAGAGTGGTTGAGGTTATTATTCAAAAATCTGGCAGTAGATATACGTCCACACCAGATTTGGTTGTAGAAGGTGATGGAGTCGGTGCTGTATTAGTTCCAGTTTTAGAAAATGGATCAGTAACTGATGTCAAGATTATTGAACCTGGTGGTGGGTATTCGGATGATTTTGGAACAACAACCATTGACGTTATACCAGCTGGATCAACAGAGATATTACCAGTATTTAAAGCAAATGTTCAAAATTGGAGAGTAAATTTATTTGAAAAATATTCCACATATTTTTCACAAGATGATGGAGTGATTACAACTGGTTTGAAGACAGATGATTTTGGACTTCAATATACTCACTTATATGCACCAAGAAAACTTAGAGAAACTGTTTTTGCTACTGATCAAAATGGCAATACTTTATATGGTGAAAGAGATTTAAGAAAAGTTAATAGCATTGAAGTTCAATCCACAAGACACTCTCCTATTTTAGGATTTGCATATGATGGACATCCAATATATGGTCCATATGCATTTTCTAATTTAGATGGTGGCACCATTGCTCAGATGAGATCTGGATATTCTATTGATCTTAAAGACAATAGACCACCAACTTCTATTTTTCCAGAGGGATTCTTCGTTGAAGATTATACGCACAAGGAAGTTTCTGATGACACTGTTCTAGATGAAAACAA